CCAGATCGGTCATGGACCGGGTTTCATCTTCGGACGGGGTATCTTTCCCGACCAGCTCGGCCAGCGATTGGCGGATCTCGGATTGCCGCCGCTGGATCTTCACAGAATCAAGCATTTTGAACTCCTTTGCTCGATGGTTTCGTGACCAGCTCGGCCACTGCTTTGCGCCATGCGGCGCGCTCAGGGTTGGGTTTGTTGCCCAGCTCCTTGTTGGTTTCGATGGTGTGACAGGGTGCGCAGAGCGTCAGGCAATTCGACGGATCGAACGCCAGATCGGGTCGATCGGCCACGCGCAGCTTGTGGTGCACCTCCAGCCGCCGCCGGGACGGGCAGTGCTGACATTGCCAGCCGTCGCGCTCCAGAACAGCGTGCCGAACGGGTTGCCACCTCCGGTGCACCAGTGCCCACCGGCCCGGACGCGCGGTCATGTCAACGGCCCTTCGCATGAGAACTCCAGCAGCTGCCGACGCTGACCGCGTTGCGGCTCCTTGATGCCGTTGATGCCGTACAGATGGCCCTCGTGCTGGATCCGGTCATCGGCGGTGATGCCTCGGGTGAACTCACTCGATCGCACCTGAAATCGGATCAGGGACCGCTCGCGGAACACGCCCGCCTGGACCTTTTGCGTATCGGACACGTCCTCACGCAGCGCCGGGATCACGTCGCCAATATCGGACCAGACAAGGCTCGATCCGCCGAACGCATCTTCGGTTTCGGTGGCCCGCTGGAACTGGATTTGTCGATCCATGGCGGATGCAATGCCGCGCCTCATGCCCACTCCATCCTTGTGCTTTTCTCGGGGGTGACGGACATCCGGATGCCCTGCGCCACGGCCAGAACCGTTGCCGCCGCCGCGTCGATCCGGCCCGTCGATCGTGCCTTTGCCAGCTTGTGATTGCCGGACACGTCCACCACGGTGATGGCGTCCGCGAACGCCGACCGCAGCAGCAGCGACGGGGCGGTGTGGATCTTACCCTCGAACAGCGCGCGCCGGAATCGCTCGACATCCTCGGACCCATCGCGCCAGCCCATGCCGCGCCAGACACAAGGAACACGATCCAGTGACGCCTTGCGCAGCGCCTCGACGAACTCCGCATGTCGGAACCGATCGCCCACGATTGCCGCCGGGGTCTGCCCGTTCAGAAGGCCCGCGACCTCCGAGATGAACGCGCCAAGGGGCACCACGGTGTCGCCCATGGTGCGCAGCTCGCCGCGCCCCTCCATTTCCTGATAGCGCCCGCTCACGCCGTCGCTTTGACCACGATCGGCCAAGCCGGGGTTGCATGGAAAGGCTGCGATGCTCTCCAGACGCCCGGACGCTGGCCAGTATGCCGACGCTGCCGACATGCTGCGACTGCCGCCCAGATCCACGCCCAGAACCACAGGACCGTCGCGCGGGGGCAGGGTGTCAGCCTCGGCCTGCATCCACTCGTCGATCGTGACCAGAACCGACCGATCATCGGTGGCCACGCGCTCGTTGCGGTTAAGGTTTCGGAAGCTCGACAGGGCCGATCCGCCGCGCGCAATGGCCCGCTTGGCCTGCGCCTGTAGCCATGCCGGGGTGCTGCCAATGCCCTGCCGCGCGCCGGGGTTGGCGATCAGCAGGCTTTCCAGATCATCCGGGGGCAGTCCCGGCTCCGGGCGATGCTCTTGAACGTAGCTGCCGGGGGGTGGCTCATCCATCCACCGGCTGAATGTGTTGGTGTCGTCGGGTGCGCTCGTCGAGATGATAAGCGCCTTGCCATCGCGCTTGCCCAGCCCGGACAGGATGGCGTTTTCTAAATTGTCGCCTTTTTCTCTTTCCCATGCGGCCCGCTCGTCGAGAATGGCCAGCGTCGGTGCCCCGCCAAGAATAGACCGACCATCGGCGGGGATCACACGCGCCAGCCCGCCGCCGTTGATGTCGGTCTCGACCTCAAGCCGGGATCCGCGCCGGATGGTGAATTGCTCTTGCTCATCCTCGGGCAGGCCCTCGATGAACCCGACCAGAAACCCGAACGCCGTGCGCGCCTGATCCCGATTGCGTGCCGCGAATATGATCTCGCGCTTGGGTTGGGGTGCGACCTCTCCGACAAGGTGCGCCAGCGCCAGCCCGGATGCCGTCGCGGTTTTCGAGTTGCCGCGCCCGATGCTCAAGATGCCGACCGCGACATCCTTTGCGAACGCGCCCTTGATGAAGTCCCGTTGAAACCCTGCCAGACGCAGAGGCTTGCCCGCCTTGCGGCCCTCGGGAACCGTCAGCTTGGACAGGTAGGTGATCGCGGCCCGCGCGTCTTTGCTACCGCGCGCCATCAGGATCTCCCCCGGATTTTTCGGGACAGAGAAAAGAACAGTTGGCAACCGGTTACAGTTGTGCAGCAAAGTCCCGGCATAAAGGTTATTTCAGCCTCACAGCGCCCCAGAGCGGCCCGTGTGGTGCGATGGCGTGTTGCTGCGACCATTGTCAGCCGCCGATCCCTACGCGCCTGTAGCGTGCCGCTATCCGTGCAAAGGCTGGTGCTGGTGTGGCGGGTGCATCGGTGTCGCCGCGCATGTCGTACAGCCTCAAGGCTTGGTCGAGTGTGGCGTGCTGCAGGTCCGCCGGTATGTCGGTGGTGTCCGGCCCATAGCCCGCCTGATAGGTGACGCGGATCTCGCCCTCGTGTGGCGCGTCCAGTGTCACCAGCGGGTTGCGTCCGGGGGTGAACAGGTGCGGCAGTGCCGTGCCGTCCAGCGTCTCGACGGTGGGTGTCTGTGATGGTGCTGGCCCGATCGGCAGGAACGCCACGCCGCGCGCGTCCGGCTGGCCCTGTGCGTCGATCTCCTGATCCAGCAAGGCAATGGGGATGTATTGCTCCAGCTCCTGCCCCGCGACATCAGCGAACCGCATTGCGCTCGCCGCCTCGGTGCTGGTGATCCGCAGGTGATCGGCCATGTCGGTGGCGTCAACGGGTGCGGCCATGGTGGTCGGGGTGCGGGATAACAGCTTCATTTCCGCCTCTAAGCATCATTGAAACCATCATACCAAAGTCAGCATTACTTACCTAGATTATCAATGCCTCACGTTATCTAACAGCTGTGTTGCAGTTCACCGTAGATTGAAGCAATGCTTCTGCCGCAGACTGTAATGTGGTGCTCGTGGGAGCGCTTCTGAAAAGATACTGCGCAACTAGGCGGGGAAGCATTCCAATGCCTTGATCGGGAGAATAACCTATGGACCTGAAAGACTTCATTAGCAATTCTATCTCAGAGATAGCTGAAGCCATACAGATTGCTGACGAAAAGCTTAAACCAATTGGAGGAATGGCTAATCCAGGAACACATACTGACAAAATGGTAGGAAGATTTGTCGCCCCCAGAACGACACTCAATTTCGACGTAGCACTTTCAGCTTCTAAGATAGGTGAAGGAGGCGCAGGTGTAAAAGGATCCATCTTTGTCGTCGAAGCGTCACTCGGTGGAAAAGGCAAAATGAGCAGTGAGACAATATCACGGCTGTCCTTTTCCCTCGACATTGTCCTGCCGCATGACGACATGCAAATAGAACGCGTTGGTGTTGTTCAAAGACCACGCCCAAAGTAATTCAGATGAATAGTGATTACATCGCATGGTAACTAAGGATGTCACTGATTTGGTGAACGGATGACTGTTCAACAGTCAGTTTTCGTCACCGATTTGATGACGCCCTGTCACTAATATGGTGACGCCGATTTGTCAGGCGTCACCATTTTGGTTACGTGCCGTCACTAAATTGATGACAGGGTTTTGCTTTCGACAAAGGCCGCGCGGGTTGTGAACTGCCGCTTTTTGTACCGGGAAGTCGCCGCCGGGTTTCCAGTCGGCATAAAGACGCCTCGGCCTGGAGCCTTCACCCGGCAAAGCGATTTCCGTTAGCTCGAACTCCGGTGATGTAGCTTGTCCCTTGACGCCAAGTTGCGCGTGACGTTTGACCACCAGAAACCCCTTGGCTTGCAGATCATGGAAAGCCCGCGCTGCAGTGTTGATGCCTACGCCCATGATCTCCGCCGCTTGCCGAACGCTTAGAATGATCCTGCCGTTATTGTTTGCTTTCGGTCCGCGCCATTCCAGCTTGAGCCAAGGGTAAAGCGCCTGCGCACTCGGTGAAAGAGCGCGCCACGCAGGGGTGGACATGGTGTTGCGGATCATCTGGGCGAAGTGCTCGCCACGCCCCTCGTTTCGCTTGTCGCGGCCCATTTAGAGCGCCTC